AGAAACAGTTGTTAGTTCTACATCAGTAACTTATGCACCAGTTACTACCCCATCAGACAGCGTTACATTATTTGTTAACTATGATGGCATAAGACATAAAGTAACAGGTGCTAGAGGTACATTCAGTATTAATTGTGAAGTAAACAATATTCCACGTATTTCTTTTTCTTTAACTGGTATTTTTAATGCACCTACTGATACTGCTTTACCAACTGTAACAGTAAGTAATCAGGCATCACCCTTAATATTTAAAAATGGAAGTACATCTAACTTTGCAATATTTGGTTTTGCAGCAGCGTTACAATCATGGAATTTAGATTTTAATAATGAGGTTATATATAGAGAATTAGTAGGTGGTACAAAAGAAGTATTAATTACAGACCGCAGACCATCAGGTACAGCAGTAATAGAATCTGTTGCTTTATCTAGCCATAACTTCTTTACAGACTATACTGGCACATCAACTGGCACAAACACATGGTTACATGGAACTACAGCAGGTAATAAGGTTACTGTATCTTGTCCACAAACTGATTTAGGACAGCCTACCTATGAAGAATCAGATGGTATAACAATGCTTAGTTTACCTTTTATGGCAACACCTACAGCATCAGCTAATAATGAATTTAGCCTTGTCTATACATAAAAAAGGGTATACCCTAGTTAGTAGATACTAAATTTTTATGCCTTTTGTTATAGACCAGAAACCTACTTATAAATGGAAAGTAGTAGTAAAAATAAATAAAGATGGTGAGGTATCACAAGAAATATTTACAGCACATTTTAAGAATATTTCACAATCTAGATTTAAGGAAATGATAAAAATGGTAGAAGATAAACAGATAGATGATATAGATGTAGCAAAAGAAGTATTACTAGGTTGGGAAGATTTAGTAGATGCAGAAGGTCAAGAAGTACCATTTAACAAAAGTACACTAAATCAATTATTAGAAGTTAGAGGTTTTGCTACTGCTGTAGGTTTTGCTTTTATGGAATCTAATGAAGAAATATTTGTAAAAAACTAATTAAGGCAGGTGAATATTGGGCTGTTGGTTCAACTGTCATAGATAAAACAGCAGAAGATGATGCAGTATTAGGAATAACAACAGAAAAAAAAGAAGTTGATGATAATTTTTATGTATATTCACAAAATTGGGAAACTGTACAAATGTTTTTAAGGTGTCAGACACAATGGCGTGTAGGAATAAGTGGAATTATTGGTTTAGACTATACATCTGTGATAGAAATGATTAAACTGTATTTAGTAGAAGATACTGTTGCTATGCTTGAAAATCTACAAATTATGGAAGCTGCAGCATTACAAGTAATAAATAAGGAAAAATAATATGGCAAAGTTTGATTTAGTAGTAGCAGCAAAAACTGTAGGTGCAGGTTCTATAAAACGTCTTGGCAACTCTATGCAAGGGGTTGCAGGTCGGGTAAAAAATTTAAGGCTTGCAATGGGTGGCCTAAATAAAACTTTTGCAACTTTTGGTATTCTTATTTCTGGTGGTGCATTTGTAGGACTTGTAAAAGGTGCAATAGATAGTGCTGATAGTTTTGGTAAGATGGCTGACCAGACAGGTATAGCTGCTAATACATTACAGGCATACGTAAACGCAGGTAAATTAGCAGGTGTTAGCCAGGAAACTATAGATAAAGGATTAAGAAGATTAGCACAATCTATGAGAGAAGCAGATCAGGGTGTTGCTACATATTCAGATAGTTTTGACGCATTAGGAATATCTGTTAGAGCAACAGATGGCACATTTAAAACAAGTGAACAGGTATTAGGAGAAGTAGCAGATAAATTTGCAACTATGGAGAATGGTGCAACAAAAGCTGCACTTGCTATGGAAATATTTGGTAGATCAGGTGCAAGTTTAATTAATTTACTAAATGGTGGTGCAGCATCACTAACAGAATTTAACTATGAAGTATCAGAAAACTTCGCACAAAACGCAGAATTTTTTAATGACCAGATTGCAGTATTAGCAATTAGATTTGATGGATTTAGAAAGCAACTTACAGATGCATTATTACCTGCATTAAATACTATTGTTGGTGTATTTAGTGAGCTATTTAGTGCAGAAAATGATTTTAGTGGATTTTTTAAGGCTATAGAAATAGGTATTAGGGGTATCGCTATTGGAATATTTGCAACTGTTAAATTAGTAGATGAAGTTATAAGGGTTATTGGTGCAGCAGCACAAAAAGTACAAAGTTTTTTTGACAACATAAAAATCCCACCTTTTGTACAGAAATTATTAGGTGGTGCAGGTAATATTGCAAAAGATTTAGGTAATAGATTTAAAACACAACAAAAAAGTAACCTAACATCATTGTTTGGTGAAGATTTTACAAAAGGTTTTTCTGATAGGTTTACTGAAAGTTTTAATAAAATACAAGAATTATTTAGTGGTGAAACAAATGCACCTGCTACTTATTTCCAAAATATAGAAAAAAGTGCTGAAAAAGCAGGTAAATCTATAGATAAAACATTTGGTCAACAAATGCGAGATAAATTAAAGACATTTAGAGACAGTATAAAATCAGTACAGGAATCAATGGCAGATGTTGTTGTTAGTGGTATTAAGGGTATGGAAGATGCACTTGTTAAGTTTGTAGAAACAGGAAAACTTAATTTTAGTGATTTAGCAAGATCAATAATTGCTGATATGGCACGTATAGCAATACAACAATCAATAACAAAACCTTTAACAAACTTTTTTAGTGGTTTATTTAGTAAAAGTGCTAATGGTAATGCATTTGTTGATGGACAGATACAAAAATATGCTTATGGTGGCATTGTTAATAAACCTACTATGTTTCCTATGCGTAATGGCATGGGTCTTATGGGTGAAGCAGGTAGTGAAGCAATTTTACCGCTACGTAGAGGTGCAAATGGTAAATTAGGTGTTGAATCATCAGGTGGTGGCAGTACAATTATTAATGTATCTGTAGATGCTTCTGGTACTGCTGTAGAGGGTAATACAGGACAGGCTAATGAATTTGGTAATGTATTGGCAGCAGCAATACAGGCTGAATTGATCAACCAAAAACGTGCAGGTGGTTTATTATCTAACGCATAATTATGGCAACATTTCCTTCTATTGAACCTAGTTATGGATTACAAAAGCAAAGTAGTCCTACTATTAAAATAGTAAAATTTGCAGATGGATTTGAACAAAGGCAATTAGTAGGTATAGCAGCACATCAAAATAGAAAAATTTATAATCTTGCATGGAATAATATCACAGAAACAGATAGCGATACTATTGAATATTTTTTAAATGAACGTGCATTAGATCAAGCATCATTCACATATACACCACCTAATCAAACACTTACAAAATCAGGTACATACGCACAAAGTGGTTCTACAACAATAACAATAACTATTACTGACCATCAATTATTTGCAAATGATTCTATAACAATAGATTTTACAACTGGTTCTGCATCTGATGGTACATATTCTGTTGTTGCTCTTACAAGTGCAAACATATTTACAGTTACAGCTAGTGGAAGTGCTACAACATCTGGAAACTGTACAGTAACTAGATCAGGTGCAAAACAGTTTGTATGTAAAAAGTGGACAAAAAATATAAGAGTACCTAACAGGGCAACAATAACAGCTACATTTGAGGAGGTATTTGAACCATAATGGCTATACCTACTGAAGAACTACAAAAAGCAAACCCTAGTGCAAAAATAGAACTATTTGAAATACACCTGGTATCTGCTTTACATGGCAGTAGTGATGTATCAAGGTTTCATAATGGTATAAATATGAATACTACTTTTAATGTTGTATTTCAAGGAAATAGCTATACAAGAATACCAATAGAAGCAAATGGTTTTGAGTATGCAGCAACTAGAACTACCAGACCTAGACCAACAGTAAGAATTAGTAATATCCTGTCAACAGTTACAGCACTAATGACACAGGCAAACCTAACAACACCTAAGAATGATTTAAATGGTGCTAAATTTATTAGAAAAGTCACTATGTTGCGTTATTTAGATAATGCTAATTTTGAATCTGGTACAAATCCATTTGGTACACCTGCTAATAATACGTATGAAAATCAAACATTTTTTATTGATAGAAAAACTGTAGAATCTAAAGATTTTGTAGAATTTGAATGTGCATCATCATTAGACTTACAAAATAGATCAGCACCTAAACGTATTATTACAAGAAAAGATTTTCCATCTGTAGGTACGTTTGCATGAATACTTGGCAAGAACAGGCATTACATCATGCTAAAACATTATTACCAGATGAAAGTTGTGGTTTAGTTATAGATGTAGATAATAAACAGCAATATTATCCATGTAAAAATATAGCAATAGAAGGTGCAAATAGTTTTACTATAGACCCAGAAGATTGGGCTAAGGCAGAAGAAACTGGAACTGTTATATATATATGTCATTCACACCCTAATGGTGATTTAACTGCATCAGAAGAGGATATAAAAAATTGTAATTTTCTTGGTTTATCATGGTTTATTTTTAATCCTTTAGATGATGAATGTATAGAACTAAAACCAGAAGTACATAAACCTATGCTTACAAAAGATAAATTTATAGATAGAGATAGAACAGAAGAAGAAAAAGGATTAAGAAAAATAAAAGTATATGGAAGGTTAGCAGAATTAGTAGGTTGGCACGTTAGTTATGCAGATGTTAAAAATATGAAAGATGTATATAAATATTTAGTTTGTAATTACCCAGAAATAGAACCGCACCTAAAACAAAATATGTACAGAATAACTATAAATAATGATGTTGTTAAAACAAAAGATGATTTATTAGTACATAGTGAAGGTGAGATAAGAATGATACCTATTGTATCTGGTGCATGGTTTTGGATTGCTGCAGCGTTTATAGGTGGTGGAGCCGCCGCCGCCGCATCTTCTATAGCAATAGTTGCAACATTAGGTAGTGTTTTATTAACAACAGGTATATCAATGGCTGTAAGTGGTGTAACAAATATGCTATTTCCACAGCAGCAACCTACAGTAGGTGATGTGCCATCAGGGTTAAGTGAGACAGATTCAAGAGTTAATTATTCATTTAGTGGTATACAAAACGTCAGCAGAAGTGGTGTTTGCATACCTTTAATTTTTGGTGAGGTTTACACAGGCTCTATTGTGGTCAGTTCTGGTACTGATACTGCACCTGTATATTTTGGAGGTTAAAAAATGACATTACCACGTAATAATATAGATTTTACATGGAGGGGTATTGATTACGCTGCTGTAAGAGGTCAGATAAATATAAAATATTATGATGCGGAAATGAAAGATGGAGAGATTGGTTCTCGTCAATTTATAACAAGTGTAGATGTAATTGCAGAAGGTGAAATTGCAGGTTTTCCATCAGCCATAGATGCAGGTCATACATTAGGTACTGATGATTACAATAGAACAGCACTTAAAGATGTATTTTTAAATAATGTACAGGTGCTACAACAATCTGCATCTGATACAGCACCTACAGACAATGATTTTAATTTTGGTACTGTATCTACTAGACCTGCATTTATACCAAAAGTAGGTACAGCAGATCAAACAAAAATTAGGGGTATTGCAGAAACCGAAAGGGAAAGACCAGTTGGTGTTACTGTCACAACATCAAACCCACAGGTAGTTTCTATAACAGATACAAATACTGATGGTGTAAGGGTAACTATTGGTTTTCCTAGAGTACAAAAAATTGAAGATGATGGAAATATATCTGGTACAACAGTTAACTATAATATAAAGGTAAAAAATCAGGCTAGTACACTTATTAAAGAGGTAATATCTAGTCCTACTGATTCTCTTACAGCAAAACAAATACGTGGTGCAACAATAACTGGTAAAAGTACATCACCATATTTTAAAGATCATATTATTGATTTTGGTACAGGTTTATCTAATTCTGATTTTCCACTAACAGTAACAGTAACAAGAGAAACGGCAGATAGTACAGATGTTAAATTAACTAATGCTTTTGAACTGACATCTATTACTGAATTAGTTTTTGAGACACCTACATATCCTAATACTGCTGTTGCTGCTTTACGTTTTGATGCTGAAATATTTAGATCAGTACCCCAAAGAATGTATCGTATTAGAGGAAGGTTAGTAAAAATACCACATAATTCAACTGTTAGATCAGATGGTTCTTTATCATTTAGTGGTAGTTTTAATGGAACTCTAAAAACAGCAAAAGAATGGTGTAATGACCCTGCATGGATTTTATACGACATTATTACAGAAAGTAGGGCGGGTTTTGGTGATTTTGTATCAGAAGATGAGGTAGATAAATATGCTTTTTATAATGCTTCTGTATACAATTCAGAACTTATAGATAATGGTCAGGGTGGTACTTCACCTAGATTTAGCTGTAATATAGTTTTGCAACAGTTAACACAGGCATATACTTTACTGGATAAAATTGCATCAATTATGAGGGCAAGTTTATTTATAGAAGATGGTAAAATTACACTTACGCAAGATAGACCAACAACAAGTTCTTATTTTTTTTCCTATGCAAATGTTACTGAAGATGGTTTTATTTATAATAATGCAAGTAAAGCTACAAGAGATACAGTTATAAATGTTAAATATTTTCAAAATGAAACTAGAACATACGAATATGAAACAGTAGAAGATACTACTGATAATCAATCTAAATTTGGTGTAGTTGTAAAAAATATTGAAGCAGTAGGTTGTAGCGATCAGGCACAGGCTAGAAGAATGGGTTTATGGCATCTTTACACACAAAACAATGAAACGGAGACAGTTGCATTTACAACAACAGCAGATGCAGGTTCATTAATAAGACCAGGTAATATAATTACAGTACAAGACCCTGTCCGTAGTGGTTTAAGGAGATCAGGCAGAATATCAGCAGCAACAACAACACAGATAACAGTAGATAATACAAAAGATTTACCAACAACACCATCAACAGGTGATGAATTATCAGTAATTCTTACAGATGGTACACTTGAGACAAAAACAATATCTACAATATCTGGTTCTGTAATAACAGTATCTAGTGCGTACACTTCTGCACCACAGGTTAACAGCGTATGGTTGTTTGTAAGGGCTACTACTGAAACAGAAGATTTTAGAGTGTTATCAGTAAAAGAAGATAATAATACATTTACTATATCTGCAATGTTTCATAACCCTGCTAAATATGCATTTGTAGAAGATGGTGCAACAATTACAACACCAGTTATTAGAAATCTTATAGAACTAAAAGATGCACCTAGTAGTATTGCAGGTGATGAAAGAATTATTGTTTTAGGTGACAGGGCAGTAAGTAAACTCATTGTTTCATGGCAACCAGTAGCAGGGGTATCACAATATTCTGTGAAACATAAATTTAATAATGGTAGTTTCCAAACAACTATTGTACAAAGTCCTATTTTTGAAATATTTGATACTGAATTAGGTACTTATGAATTTGAAGTATATAGCTATAATGCATTTTTTGAACCTAGTGTAGAACCTACTACATTAAGTTTTAGTGCTATTGGTAAAACTGCTGTACCTGCTGATGTAACAGGTTTACTTGTAGAACCAGTATCAGATCAACTACTAAGATTACGTTTTAACCAATCAACAGATGTTGATGTTATACATGGTGGAAACGTGGTAGTCAGGCATTCTAACCTTACAGATGGTAGTGGTACTTTCACTAATTCTGTTGACATTATCCCTAGATTGCCTGGTTCTGTCAGTGAAACGCTTGTACCTGCTATTGATGGTGAGTATATTTTAAAATTTCGTGATGATGGAGGTAGGTTAAGTAGTGGAGAAGCATCTGTAGTTGTAACTAATCCTGACCCGCAACCTAAACTACTTACATTTACAGATAGAGAAGATACAGACAGCCCGCCTTTTGCAGGTACTAAAGTAGATTGTTTTTTTAGTGATGATGTAAATGGTCTTGTATTAGGTTCATTAGAAACATTAGATGATGTAACAGATTTTGATGCTATAGCTGATTTTGACTTTTTAGGTGCTGTTGATATTACTGGTGGTAGTTATGATTTTGCAAGTATCTTAGATTTAGGTTCTGTACACCCACTAAGATTAACAAGACATTTTGTAACACAAGGTTTTTATCCTAATGACTTAATAGACAGGAGAACAGCAAATATTGATACATGGACAGATTTTGATGCTGCAACAGCATTTGATGTAAACGCTAAATTGTTAGTAGCTACTACAACTGCTGCACCTTCTAATGGTTCAAGTTATCAAGATAGTGATTTTACAGGTAAAACATTTAACACTTTTGCTAATGGTACGCACATAGGTAGAGGGTTTAAATTCAGATGTGAAATGGATAGTGATGACCCTGCACAAAGTATAGAAATAGATCAATTAGGTTATACAGCAGAATTAGATAGAAGAACAGAACAAAAGTCTAATCTAAGTTCTGGTACATCATCTTCTGGGCTTGCAGTTACTTTTGACCATGCATTTTTTACAGGTGCTAGTAATACTGATGTTGCAGCAGGTTCACAATTACCTAGTATTGGTATTACTGCAAATGATTTAGGTGGTACAGATAAATTTGAAATAACTAATATTTCTGGCAGTGGTTTTACAATAAAATTTACTAATGCAGGTAATGCTGTTCAAGATAAAACATTTAGTTATACTGCTGTCGGTTTTGGGCGTGGTAGTTAATTTTAAAGTAGGATATAATTAGATAAAAATTGGATTAGGTAATGGCTCAACACGATTATGTTATAGATAACTCCACAGGAGCTAACGTCAGGGCTGATATTAACAATGTTCTTTTAGCGATTTCAAGCAATAATTCTGGTTCATCTGCACCATCTACAAACTACGCTAGTCAATTTTTTGCTAATACCAATACAAGTTTTATGCAGTTGAGGAATACTGCTAATAATGCTCATATAAATTTATTTAGTCTTGCAGGTGCACCTGCTTTTCCTTTAGATGGAACGATAAATTCAGTAAATATAGGTAAAGGTGCAAACTCTGTTTCAAATAATACTGTCCTTGGAGAAAATGCTTTAGATGCTTCTGTTTCTGGTAATAATAACACTGCTATTGGAAAAAATGCTTTAACAACATTAACCTCTGGTGCAAAAAATACGGCAGTAGGGCAAATAGCTCTTGAAGATTTAACTACTGGAAATAGTAACTGTGCAGTAGGTTCAGATGCACTTAAAAATATTACAACTGGATCTAGTAATGTTGCTATGGGTGTTGATACACTGCAAGCACTTACTACTGCAAGCAATAACACAGCTATTGGTAATACTGCTTTATCACAAAACACATCTGGAACGCAAAATACGGCTGTAGGTGCTTTATCATTAGATGCTAACACTACAGCAAACAATAACACTGCTGTTGGTTTTCAAGCCTTAACAGCCAATACTACAGGAACTAGAAACACAGCGGTTGGTGCTTATGCTCTGGATTCAAACACAACTGCAAATGATAATAGTGCTTTCGGTTATTTTTCTTTAACTAACAATACAACTGGTGCAAATAATGCTGCCTTTGGTAGAGCAAGCTTAGAGAATAACACAACTGGTGCTCAGAACACGGCAGTTGGATTCAAAGCAATGCAACTTTCCACAGAAGGTAATCATAATACAGGGATAGGTGCTTTTACATTAGATGCTAATACTACAGGTTCACAGAATACGGCTGTTGGTAGAGATGCTTTAGGAGCAAATACTACAGCTAATAACAACACAGCAGTCGGATACCAGGCTTTAATACTAAACACAACTGGAACTCAAAATACTGCTGTTGGTTCTCGTGCCTTAGATGCTAATACTACAGCCAATAACAATACTGCGATAGGTGATGTTGCCTTAACTAGTAATACTACAGGTGCAAATAACACTGCTTTAGGTCAAAGTGCTTTGTTTGCAAACACAACTGGAGATAACAATACAGCAGTTGGAAAAGATGCTTTATCAACGAGCACAACTGGAACTCAAGATGTTGCACTTGGATACGCTGCACTACAGTTATGTACAACAGGAGATTATAATACAGGAGTTGGAAATGGTGCTTTGCAAAATGTCACTACATCTAATAACAATACTGCTGTTGGTAGAGCTTCTGGAAATGATGTCACTACTGGTAATAATAATCTTTGTCTTGGTGCAAGGGCTGGTAGATCAGATTCTCCAAGTGGCACAATTACAACAGGAAGTAATAATATTTGCTTTGGAAATAATGACGTTACTCACGCTTACATAAAAGTAGCTTTAACAGTTACCTCAGACCAGAGAGATAAGATTGAAGATGGTGTTGTTTCTCATGGTTTAGATTTTGTAAATCAACTAAAACCAAAATCATTCTGGTTTAGAAAGAATCGTGAGTCTGATGAAAAAACAGGTGATAAAAGATATGGATTCTATGCTCAAGATATTCTTGCTTTAGAAGGTTCAGATAGCGTAGTTATTGATAATAAAGATTCTGATAACCTTAAGTTTAAAGGTGATCAATTAGTACCAATTCTTGTTAATGCAATACAAGAACTATCAACAAAAGTCACAGCCCTCGAAGCAGGGTAAACTAAAAGTAACCTAAATTTTAATTATGGAAGAAAGAACTGCTGACGAAATCGCAAAGATTTTCTCTGCTGCTGGTGATAGCGTAACTGTTATTAATGCAGACGCTAATTTTGCTGCATATCAAACAGCCAATCCCTCAAGTGATTATACGGATACAGAATGGAAAGCCATGATTCAGAGAAATGTAGAGCATCTTGAGATTATAAAAGCCTACAAAAAACTAGATGAAACTACATCTATCTGGACATCAGAAGATTTTACAGCTATTGACGCTGCTATCACTGCTGGCAAAAAACTCTACTAAATTATGAATTTACAAGAAAGATTACAACAACTTGCTCAACAAAGAGAGCAGTTGTGGATAGCTTTACATGAAGTTAATGGTGCAATGAAGATTCTAGAGGAGCAGATTTTGGAGACTCAAGAGAAACCCGCACAAGTGCAGCCATCAAATACAAAGGCATCAACCCCACAAGAAGAAAAAGCACCATCAAAGTAAGTGGTGCTACCATTTTATTAAGTAATTCTTTTATCATGCAAAAGATTATAAACATACTTAGTATACTTTCTTTTCTTCTTATATCTAGTAGCCTGGTAGGTACATTTATAGGTTACAGGTGGTTAACATCACCAAAATTTGAACAGTATCTAAAAAATAAAATTATGGGTAACATTGATAATGTTTTACCTGATGCAATAAAAGGAGGTATGCCAAAATTCACAGCACCACCTTCACCCTTACCTAAAACTTCTATTTCTTTGTGATATTTGGTTTTATTAAAAATTTAGTAAAATACTATATATATAAACTTGTGTCCTGGTTACGTATAAAAAAACTACAGTTAGAACTGGATAATGAAATAAAAAAATATCATAGTAATTCAGATAGCAAGATAACAAAATCTAAAATTATAGAACAGGGTAAATTTGGTGAAGATGGCTATACAATTTCAATAGGTGATGTAGACAAAGATGCCAGAGATTAACATAATACCTAGTGCATCAATACCACGTATTCCTGATGTTGTAATACCTAACCAGACAACCTTACCTACAACTACTCATGTGACAAGAATGTTACCGCCTACTTTTGATATGCCTTGTGCAACTGTCAGAACTGATGGTACAAAAAATACTCAGCTATTTACAGATGACCCTGCAGGTAATGTTGTTATAAACTGTCCTATACCCTTCTATGAGCCATTACAATACAATGCTAAGGATTTAGTGCCAGTACAGGAAGCACAACCACCTACAAACGTAGAACAGCCACCTATAGCAGAAACAGAAACACCAGAAGTACCAAAAATACCAGAAGAGGATAAAGTAGAATGTCCTGACCCTAAAAAAAATAACCCACGTATAGGTGATCTAAATGCAAAAGGTACAGAAAAGGTTGTAGGTTTTAAATATATAGAAGAAACAAAAGAATGTGTGGTGCAGTATGAACCAACAAATGCAGTAGAAAAATATTTACCTTCTATAAATACAGTTTCTACAACTTTTGCAATAACTATAGTTGCAACAACAGCAGCTACATTAACACCTTTTCTTAACAGAATACTTAAACCTGCATTTAAAAAATTAATAGGTACTGTTAAAAAGGCTGTAGGTAAAAAAGGTACAAAATTCACAGGTAAAAAACCAATAAAATCTAAACTTAATTCTTAATTTTATGAACGTGGTCTAAATTAGTAGGTTCTATAATTTCTATATCTGAACAGACAAGTGCCATAGGTGTGCCTTCTTTAAATCTAAAACCATTTTTATAGTTATCTGCACAGGTCTTGGCTCTACTCATTTCATAATTTAACCTTTTTGCAGCTAGTGATGCTTCATATAATTCATTCTGTTTTTTCATAGCTTCTCTACATTCTTTTATAGCTGTTCTATCTAGTGGTATAGAAAAAGTAGCTGTAATACCACCATTTATAGATACATTAGATTGTTTCTGTCCTGTCCTAACCTTTTCAAAATATAATATCTCACCTCTATAACCAGAATCTACATCACCATCACCTATTGCATTATTATCATCATCAAAATTACCTTCTATATCCCTTCTGCTGTATACAGGTCTATCAAAATGAGACTCAAAAGGTGTTGCAAAACCATAAGTAGTAGAAACAAATGGAGATATATTTAATGTTGCACCCTGACACGTAATAGTATTCATCTGGTACTGAAATTGCCTAGATGGTACAACCTGTACAGCTTGATTTACAACACTTCCAGAACTATTACTTGTTGTATTTACAGAATTAGCTAAGACAGGATTATTAAACAACAGCAACAATAATAAATATCTTTTCATTGACTAAATGTACTTGTACTGTCAGTAACACTTTCAATATTCGTAGTGCGTGTAACGTGCGTGTAATTAGTAATACCAGGTGTTTCTAGTGTCTCATAATACATAAAACTTTCACCTGCATTAGTAATGCTAAAGGTAGGCTTGTTATCTAAATTAGGTGATACAAAAGTAGTGCCTACACCCTGTATTGTTGTATCTACCTTTGTCCAACCTGCAGGTGCTACATTTCCAGTACTACTTTGTACATTTTCCCCACCTACTGTTAGTTGATACCCATTACGTATGTCAAAACTTTTTATATCTTCTACTATTGTTTGTTTTGTTTCCACGTGCTGCTGTAGAACCCCTTGTTGAAAATTTGGAATAACTGGTGCTGCATAAACAGGTACACCAAAAAATACATATAGCCAAAATAGCCTATACATAGTTTTATTAATCTACTATTAGTGTTGTTATTACCTGTCCTACTGCTTCTGTATTTTCGCCACCTGCAGTTAGTGCAATAGAACCTGCAGTAGAAATAGTACCTGCTAAATTTGATGGTGTACCACCCGCAATACTTGTAACATCAGAAAAATTAGGACTAGCACCAGTTGTTACAGCACTACCTGGTATTGCATCTGCTTGTGTAAATGATTGGCTAAATGAAAAGCTATTAGCAGGTACGTCTTGGGTTACTGTTAAATCAGGAGGTGTACCAATACCTGAGCTAATAACAAGTGAACCAACACCATTAGCAACGGCATTACCACCTGATGTATAGGTTGTATCTACACCAGTACCACTAACGCTATAACTGCTACCTATGCGATCTGCAGACGTTGTAGCACCACCTACAGTTAGTTTTACAGAACTGGTAATACTATGTGATAGATCAGCATAACAGGCAGGTGTAATTGCTAGTAGCAATATTGGTAAAAATTTTTTCATGTTTTTGTTTTGGGGTCAACCACAGTAGCACCAACAATTTTTATAGGTGTTTCTACCCTTATAGTTTGGTATGAATTGTCAGATTGTGCAAGTTGTTTTGGTTTTTCCTCTTTATCTTCTTTTTTCTTCTTTCCTACATCAACAGAAAATGTTGCAAGACAACCTGTAAATACACTTGCTATGAATGTTATATCTTTTGGTGAGTTATCTTTTGACATACCAGGAAATGATATGTAGTTAAGGCTAATAATAAAACCTGCCCAAACCATAACACCTAACCTAATAAAGGTGCCTAGTATCTCTAACTGTTCTTCTTTATCGTCAAATTTTTCTTTTAGTTTTTGTAGAGGATTTTTAGATTTTGTTTCTGACATAGCCTTTTTCTGTCATAATAGCTATAGAACTAATTAAAAACAAAGTGGTGGAAGTTATAGCAGCAGTAGGGGGTGCATTAATGACAGCCTGTTTTGT